TGTGAGCGTGCAGAATTCGTGGCCAGTCGCCTGCAGAATTCGTGGCCACTGGCGTGGCATCTTCATAATTCGTGGCCACTACAGTGGGAAGGGACACCGCTGCGGGGCGCCGCCGAGGATACCCGGCAGAGGCGCACTGGCGACTCGAAATGTCTGGCGGCGGTCCCAGGGCAGCGTTTAACGCCTGCCAGGCACAACAAGAGCTCCCGTCACGGCCCGAGCTTGGACGCAGCCTCATGCGGCTTCGCGGTGGCCGGTTTGAAATTACTGATCAACAATTCCTGCGTCCGGAGGGGACCGCTGCCGTTCACAGTCCAAAGCGAATTTAGCCTCTCAATGTACCATCCCCTACGCTCGTAAATCTTCGCGATCCAGGGATCGTCGTTATATGACAGCATCCATTTGCCGCGGACGCCGCGGAGGGCATCGGCGAGCGCCCGGTGGTCTTCGTCCGTGAACGAGAATGCGTAGCCTTTAGCGCCTGGGCAGCGGTAGGGCGGGTCGAGGTAAAAGAACGTCGTGCTCGCGTCGTATTTTTCGATACAGCGACGCCAATCAAGGCGCTCAATCCACACCGTGCGGAGCCTTGCTATGATCCTGCCGAAATCCGCGCGCGATGCTATGTGGACGTGTTTCGGAGGCCTCAGTCGGTGGCTGCCAAAAGCCGTTGAAATCCGTTTAGCCCCGAATCCGAGTTTCAAGACGGCCAAGAAGCGGATCGCCCGCTCGACCTCGCTGCCCTGTGCAGGCAGCGCGCGCCATCCCTGCCAAAGCTCGCCCGATGCCACAAGTGACGCAGCTTCCTCGGCGAATTCGGCCGGGCGGTGCTTCAGAACCCGCCAGAAGTTAATCAGCTCGCCATCCAGGTCGTTCAGCACCTCCACCTTTGAGGTCTCAGGCGGCTTTCCGAACAGCACCCAGGCCGCGCAGCCAAAGACTTCGACGTAGGTCGTATGCGGCGGGATGCGGCTGATGATTTCCGCGCGCAGCTTTGATTTTCCGCCCAACCATCCCAACGGACTTCTCAGCATCCACACCTCCTGTGGTATCAACCATCTGCACCTGCGAATGTCTTCCACGCACTCGACGTGGCCCGACGCAACTCCTCTCCGAGGCGAAAGCACGCCGTGCGGAGCCTAGGGGACGCCGTACAGGTCGAAGACGCTTCCGACATTGATGTTTCCGGTCCCGGTGTCGAAGAGGGTCAGCGATGTCACCGCCGCCGTACTCCTCCATTGGGCGCTGAAAATCTGTATGTCATAGTTCGAGCTGTTCCCCGTGATGCTGAACCCGTTTGTGGTGCTTTTCATTATCTTCCACCAGGTCGTGTTGGTGTAGTAATAAATCCACAGCTCGGAAGTGGTCGGCGTATTCGGCGAAGCACTGGCGCCGTTCGTCCACATGTAAGCAAACTTGTTGTCGGCAACGGTGTTTCCGCTGCCGAGGCTTCCGAGCCAGACTCTGTCGTAGTCTCCGCCAGTGTCGCCGTTAAGCTGCAGGCCGATATCCTGACGCGTGAGGGCGTCCGAGACTGTAGCCAAAGAAACCAGAAGGAGATGGCGATAGGTCTGCGGGATGTTGGAGAAGGTGATGCTGGGCGTGGCAGTTGACACTTTCACCTCAGAGATCAGTGTCAACCCTCCACCGCCGGATGAAGCTGCTATGCTGATATTGCCGGCGCTCGGGCTGTTGTCCGTTATGGTGATGCCTGACCCGGCCACTAAGCTCACCGGACCGGTAATTCCGTCGAGGCTCGCCACTCCCGCGCCGGCCCCGCCAGATCCCATCCCGCGCTCGGTCCAGAAGTTCGTTCCATCCGACCAGATTACCGCGCCCTGGTTCGCATTGATCGCGAGCGACGTCGCGCCGTCAATCGTGCCGCTCGCCGGTGTCAGCGTGACGGCGCCCGCGCCGATGTTCTCCACCCAGCAAACAAACAGGTTGCCCAGCGTCGCCGGAGACGTCAGCGAGACAGCTACCGGAGAGCCGCTGTTGTAAACCACCAGCTTGCGCGCGTCAGCACCGGCAATTGTGTCGGTCGTGCTGGTGACAACGCGCACGCCGCCGCCGGCGCCGCCGTTCGACACAGGCAGCACGTTGCGCACGTCGGTGGTGAGGTCAATCTGGCTGACTGCCATCAGTATCTATACCACGCCTGAAGGTTCGAACCCACAGGGTTAACGCTCGTGTAAGTCGTGATCGTGTTCCCGCTTAGGGTGTAGTCCACGCCTGCCTTGCGCACCAGGCCGTCCCAGACGAGAATCAGCGAGGCCGCCGGGTTGGGCGCGTGGGCCAGCGTAAATGACGTTCCAGCGCCGCCCGAGGGCACCTCGGCGTCTGCAAAGTTCGGCACGCCTCCAGCACCCGCCGAGCCGCGCATGGTGAACCAGTTTGACCCGTCGGAGTAAAGAAACAGGCCCTGATTGGTGTGAATTGTCAGGCTCGCCGCGCCGTCGATTGTGCCGCTCGCCGGCGTCAGTGTGACGTCGCCTGCGCCGGAGTCTTCAATCGCGCAGGCAAAGGTTGATCCGAGCGACGATGCCGACGGCAGCGTCAGTGCCACCGCCGAGGCGCTCGTGAAACGAACCAGCTTCTTATTGTCCGTCGCGGCAAGAGTGTATGTCGTGCCGGTCTGTGTGTTCACTCCGCCCTGGCCTGGCACAGACCAGGCGCCCGAGGCGCTCAGATACTTGCCGGCTGCCGAGTCGCCGGCTGCTGGAGCCGGAACGGCTCCCTGCGTTCCGCCGGAGCCGGAGTCTCCGACCATCACCGGCAGGTCCGCCGCGACAAGCGCGCGCGGTCCCGGCACGGCGGCGGCGCCGGAACTCGGCCCGGCGATCACCTGGTTGGCAGGGACGGCCGCGAAGGGCATCGCAAATTCTGGCCGCTTGTCAGTCACGCTGCTGATGGTCCTGCCGGCGGTGACCACCTGCGCCAGTGGAATGGCTCCAGCGGGGAAGCCCGTGGTGTTCGACGCCGGCTGATAATTTGCTCCGGGATCGAGATAGACGTAATTCGTGCTGGCGTCGGTCATGGTGAGCGTGCCGCCGGCGTAGCTCGAAAGCACTCCGGCCACCAGTATGGCGCCGGCGCTGAGGTTGAGCGTCAGGCCGCTGCCGGGCGTGGAGACGTATTGCGAGGCCGCAGGCAGGTCCGACATAAACGCCACGTTCGCGTCGAGCAGCGCCCAGTTGGCATCGCCGTCCGCGGACCACGGAGCGCCGTCCAGCGGCTGGATCAAGCCCTTTCGCGGAAGAACAGTTCGCGGATTCGCCATAGTCAACCTCAGTTTGCCTGGTTCACGCTCAGGCGCTGGCAGACGGCATAAACCTTAACCACGCCGTCATTCGTGATGGTTTCGTGCGAGCCGTCCCAGTAGCTGGTCTGCATAAACACCTGGCCGGTGGAGTCGTCGATGTCGGTGACAAACCAGTACACGCCGGCGGGCTGGGAATTTGCCTGCGGCGGCCGCGCCGCCTGCCCGGACACGAACCCGGCGGCTGGCGCGCGGATCGAGTAACGCACAAAGTCGTACTGCACCTCGCTCCGTGAATACTGGTACCCGTCCACGGGGCTGGTCGGAACGGGGACCACATCGCCGTTCTTGAAGAAACCCATGTAAATCCGCTCATTGCGCACCGCCCCCGCCTTGGCGTTGTGGCTGATCTTCTGTATCGAATCGTCCGTGAGCGGCTGGCCGGCGGCGATGGCGCTGTCCTGGATATCGAAGAACCCTGGGATCGAGCTGAATGTAAGCTGCGACATAGCGACCTCAAAAGATCACGTTGGCGGCTGATCCGTCGGGATTCAGCCCGCTGCTGCTGGCGATAAACATGTACTGGGCGCGCTGCGCCGCCGTGGCGGAACCCCAGGCCGGCGTGCCCGAGGGCGCGATCTGTGCCGGCGTGTTGAATTTCATGAACCGCGTGTCTGCGACCTTCAAAACCACCCTGCCCTGCGAATAGTCCGGGTTGCGGTCGATCACTTCGCACAACACATTGCTGACCCCGATGGCGCCTGTTTCGAGATCGAGCATCAGCCGGTGCGTCAGCGTCACGAAATCGCCGACCTCGACCTTCACCGCCGCCAGGAACGCCTGAATGGAATACACCGGGGTGTTCGAAGCATGGCGGCGGAAGACCTTATCGGCAAGAAGCCCGGCGATCAGGAACGCGCCCCAGCCGTAGCGCAGGCCGTCAGCCTGCACATCCTGCTCGTACTGCTGGTTGAAGACGGCGTTGCTTGCCGCGTCAACAAGCTCGATCGGTATAGGCCGGCTGTCGTCCGTGCCCGGCGTGACCCGGAGGACGTTGACGATGGGCCAACGCTCGGTGTCCGGCGTGCCGATGATGTTATCGTCGTTCAGTGCGAACGGGCTTACCGAGACCGGCTGCTTCATCGACTTCAGCGAGAGCTGGCCGTTTGCGCGCACCACCCAGTAGAGGCCCAGCGGCTTCAGAATCTGGTCTTCAATCCACTGCTTGCCGTCCTGCGCCGAAGTGATCTTGAATTCAAAGCGCACGCCGCTGAACTGCCCATCGCGCAGTGCGAGCGCTCCCGGAATGTCAAGCCAGGGGTTGGGATTGATCAGGGTGGAATCGCGCCCCGGCGAGTACATCCGCCACAGGTTGGGCGGCAGCGACGGGTCCTGCCCCAGGCCCAGCTCGTTCTGGCAGGCGACCAGCAGAATGTCGATAGGGTTGCCCTGAACGTAGCGCGGGTTCTTGTCGCTGACGGGCCAGCCGTTGAACATGAATGCCGTGGTAGTAGGCGGCGGAGGCGTGTCATCGCCCGGCTGCCAGGCCGACGGACCGCCGCTCGTCCACACCTGCTTCATGAGGAAGCGCTGCGGATCAGCCAGGTGGAAGCGGATCAGACCTTCCGGGCTGCGGTCCATCGAAAGCAGCTGCATCGTGTGGAGCGTCTGAAACGCTTGGAGATTCATGTTGGGGAAGCCGAGACAGACGCGCGCCGTCAGCCCCGCCGTGCCTGGGGTGGCAGCAAGCGCGCGCAGGTCGCCCGTGGGATCAATGGCCTCCGCATCAATTTGGCCGACGCTCGAGTGGCCGTCCAGCTCGTTTACCGTCTGCGATTCACCGGAAGGGATAATCAGATAAGGCAATACCTCGGGCGGCGGTGGCGGCAGCTGCGGCGAGGCCCTTAAAGCGATCAGGCCGAGTTGCCAGTCGGCGTCAGTGCCGCTGCCGCCTGAGAGATTGATCTGCGCATTGTACTTGCCATTGGTGCTGGTGACCGCGGCCCACACATCGACGTTCTGATTAATCCCCACGCCGCCGGTCGCGTAGGCCACGATAGGGTCCCAGATGCTGTCGAGGGTATAGACCAGCGTCGGGTGCTGTGGATTCGCGGTCACATTGACGAAAAGGTCCATCGCGTACGAGTAGGCGATCAGCAGGTCGTTCAAGGAAGTGGTTGTGAGCGTCGGCGTGTAGAACGTGCCGCCGCCGGCGGCGCCCATAGGGTAGGCGGCCGCAGCATCAACGCCGTATCCTCCCACGCCGCGGAAGGCCGAAACATCTCCGGCGCTTTCCTGGGTTCCGCCGCCAGGGTCGCAGGGCCCTGTCACCGTGATCGAGCCGGAGCTGTCACCCACTGTTCCGAGGCACACCCAGGCCCAGGAGGCGGTAAAGGTCCCATAGCTGAAGATAACGGGAATATAGTTGTTGCCGAAGGTGTCGCTGATGCTGCCAGGCGAGAAGGTCACAGTCCGCTTGACAGTCCACGAGGCGACGTGCTCGCGCAGCAGCACCACGAGCGTGTCGCCGGGCTGCGTGCCAGACGGCATGCCGAAGGTTAGCGTGTTGGCATTGAGGACGGTCGTCCCATTCCAGTTGACAAACGTAACTGCCATTTGAGCCTTTCAGAAAACGTTGCGGCCTGGGGGTTACTCCGTCCCGTAGCCGCTGCCATACGCTGTGCCGTAGCCGCCCGAGGTGATTACATCCACATCGCCGGGCTCGAAGCTGGTGACATAAATCTGCAACGAGTCAATCACCAGGTAGTAGAGCGGCCGCTTCTGCGCCGCCGCCAGCTCTGTTTCCCAGGTTGAATTCCCAACGATCATCGCTTAAACCACCGTCCTGAACTTCAGCGTGCCGACGGTCCAGAGCCCCGGCGACTTCCAGGCCAGCTTCACCTTCAGCGTTTCGAGCGTGTAGGTTGTAAATCCCGGAGCGCTTGCATCGGGATAATAGTTGAACGTCAGGCCCTGGTTCGCCCAGTCGAGGAACGCCGACCAGGCTGCAGCATCCGGATCGGGGATATCCTCCACGGCGATCTCCAGGAAGGCATCGGTGCGCTCGTACACCTGCTCGACCTTGCCGCTCGAAGCGACGTTGATGTGCCGCACAGTCTCCTTGTCGTAGTTCGGCACCTGCCGCGGCGGATAGCTGAAGTTCAGCGTGACCGAGTTGTACACGATCTTCGGGTTGGCCACTAGAGCGACCCTCCTGTCGGGTTGTGGCTGGCAAAGAGCTGCTGCCGGTTATATTTCACCGCGGCGTTGATGTTGTTGATGATCTCCTGCGTCGCCGCCCGGCCTCCGTACACCGGCCCCTGGAAGATCACCTGAATCGTGTGCTCCGTGTTCTGTTGGGCGGCTTGGGCGCTGGCCGCGCCCGCAGCAAGCGCCGGCGGGGTCGTCGTAGCCGTTGCCGCCGTGGCCGATGTCTGCGCCTTGGTCGCGGCCTTCGTGCCGGAGCTGTGGCCGATCGTGCTTCCGTAACCCACGGCGCTCGCAGCCGCGGCGGCCGCACCGCCCAGCGCCATCCATGCCGCTGCTGCTGCAAAGTGCGCTGCCATGGCTGCGGCGTTCGGCCAGGAGCTCAGGGCCTCGGCCACCTGCTCGGCGGCCTTCACCTCGGCTTTCCTCTCGAGGTACTCAGCCAGTTGGCGCAGCATCAGCTTGTAGGCCTGCTCGCCCGTGGCTGCGGCGATGCCCATCATGGCGACTTCCGCAGTCATCGCGCCGATCACCAGCTGGTGCGCAGTCACGCTGGTGTTTGCCCAGTTCTGGGCTTCCTGCGCCAGGCGCTCGTAGGTGCTGTTGCCGAGCGTGGCCAGCACGCCCCAGACGCCGGTCAGGCTGTGCAGGCTGGCGATAAACTTCTTGTGCGCGTCGTCGGCGTGTCCGATCTGATCGATGTGCTGCCGGTAGGCCTGCGAGGTGAGCATGACCATCGCCCACTCCTGCCGCTCGGCATTCGTCAGGTTCGGATACTCGCGGGTCAGCTCCTGAACTGCCAGCGAAATCTCGCGCTCCGTGGGCAGCTGCTCGCGTTCTGCTTCGGTCAGCTGGTGAACCTGCTGGATCTGCGTTGAGATCGGAGCGCCGCCCTCGGGGATCGAAAAGCCCAACTGCCGCGGCGTCTCCGCCATCTCGCGGACGGTCTTCTCGTATTCCTTCAGGATTTGCAGCGTGCCGGCCACGCCGCTTTCCTGCTGGGCAATCGCTTCGCGCAGCCTGTCGATTTCTGCGATGTACGGCGGCAGGTGCACGCGCGCCGTGGCGATGGCGTTGGCCCAGCGCTCCTGAGCCTGCGCAGCCTTGTCGATGGAGGCGGCGGCCTTCTGCGGCTTCTCGTTCAGCTCGTTCAGCTGGACCTGATAGTTGACCAGGGCCTTGTTGCCCTTGTCGAGATCGTCCTGGAGCGAGGCAATCGATTTGCCGAGGTCCTTGGTGACCTTATCGCCAAGCTGCGACTCAAGTCCGGAAATTTCTTTGATCAGCTCCGCCTGGCGCGCGAGTTCGTCGGGGCTGCCGGCGATCCCGCTGACCGCTTCTGACGACATCCTGACTTCGAGTGCGTGCAGGTCTTCCTTGGCCTGCTTCAGGCGGTTGACCGAGTCGATCTGCGAGCGGAGATCGCGCAGCTGCTGCTCGGTCCGCTGGATTTCAAGCTGCAGGGTCTCCTTGCTGCGCTGGTCGCTGTCGGCAATCAGCGAGAGCCGCAGGCGGGTCGCGGCGTCAAGCTCGCCAAAACTGGTAAGCGCCGCCTCGCTCGCTTTGCGGGCGTCCTCCTCGACGGCCCGCATCTCCTCGTCGTAGCCGCCGAGCGCGAGCGCCGCGTCTTTGATGGCTTCGGCGACGCGGCCCCACTCCGTGATGTAGAACCCCAGCGCCGCAAGGCCCAGCGTGGCGGAGAGCGCGCGGCGGAAGAGGAACAGCTCATTCATTGACTGCCGGATTCCGCCTGTGGCCGCCTGGGCTTCTGCGGAGGCAGCCTGCGCGGTGCTCGAGGCGTCGCCAAACGCCGCCTTGATCTCCGCCGCTGCCTGCGTGGCGTTAATCCCCAGCTGGCGATACACCTCGGCAGCCTCTTCGGCCGTCGCTCCCTGCATCTGGAGCGAGGCGGCGATGGTGCGCCGCATGGCTTCGGCGGTCAGATTAACTTCCTGCTGCGCTGCAGCCACCTGCTCCATGGCGCCGGCCGCCGCGGCCGCGCCCTGTTCGGCGGCCTGGTTGGCCGTCTGAACGTCTGCGGTTGCGGCCTTGGCCTGCGCGCGGAAGTCCTCGATGGCCTGCATCGCCTGGCTGGGGTTGGCGACGATTTCAAGTGCGAGTTGGAGAATGTTGTCCGCCATCAGAGGTTGATCACGTCGCTGCGGTGGCCCGCAGCCTCAATGTCTTTGGCGTCCTGCTCGCAGCCGGCTACGAAGCAGGCGAGGTCAAGCTCCCACTTCCACGCCGGCGTGAGCGATGGGAAATAATCACTCGGCGCCTTCCCGTACCGCTTCGCCACCCGGTCGAGCGCCAGCAGGTTCTCCCGCCGCGTCGCGAAAGGATTCGAGAGCAGCGCCGCCACCTCCTGCCGTGTAGCGGTTGTAGTACTGCACCAGCCAGGCGCGGTCCTCGGGCCTCAGCCGCCGTGGATGGAACTCACCCTCCTTCGGCTCGCGGCTGAATTTCGGCTCAGCGATCAGAGCGCAGATCAGCTGGTAACTCCAGGCGATCAGCTCGTCCGCCGAGGGCTTCTCTGCCTTTTCCCCGCGCGCGGCGGCCGCCAGCGAGCCGGGCAGGTCGCCCACGCGCGCCCAGAATTCCAGCCCGACCGGCGGCCGCAGGCGCACCCGCAGGCCGCTCGGCAGCGTGGCTTCTTCGGTTTCTGGGAACTCGGGAAGCAGGAAATCTTCCAGCTTGCTGTGCCCGTTGGTTTTCCGATCGCTCATCACTGCCTCTCTTTATTGCCCTCGCGCTCGCGCGCTTTTGGGCCTTGCTGCGATTTCCAGGAAGCTGGCGAGCTAAAAAGCCCAGCGCCGCACACAAACGCAACAGGGGCTAAATCTGCCAGTAGATCGAACCCAGCTGGTCACCGGCCGGCCGGGTGGGGTCCGCGATGGCGTTCATCGTGATCTTGGCCAGCGTCGGCTTTTCCTTGCTGAAGGCGAGCTGCGGCGGCTTGGTCACTATCGCCTTGTAGAGCTGCGCCACGACGAACTTTCCAGGATAGTTCGTGCGCGGCGAGATCACGGCGACGCTCACCCCAGGGGCCAGGAACAGGCCGCCGTATGTGAGCTGGTGGTAGTTCTGGAACCCCGGCGGCAGCGCAGTGTCGGTGCCGGTCGAGTACGAGGAGCCGGGCAGCATGAAGTTCAGCTTCTCGAGGTTGGTCTCTTCGAGGGTGACCTCGATCATGCCGTCGGCGTCCACGGGTCGGTAATCAATCGCGCCGAAAATCTGGTCGGCCTTGATCGGGCTGAGCTTTGGCTCGAGCGCGAAGGTGGTCGCTCCGTCAATCGCTCCGCCATAGACAGCCGTGGTGCTGTTGGTCGCCGGGGGCGCGGCCGTGCCGGTCGCGAGCGCGCCGCTCTGCGTCCAGTTCTGGCCGATCGGGATCGGCGCGGCGTTTTGCAGCACTTCGGTCCCTGCCGTCTCGCTGGCGTAGACGTTCCAGCCGATGGCGTTTGCCGCGGGCGGCGGCGATTGCACCACAAGGTAGTTGTTCGCCGCGACGTTCGATGATGCTTCCGGCGAGGCGTCGGTTTCGCCGCTTGGATTCACGTACGTGACCTTCACGAAGGGCGTCTGCGCGGTGAGTGTTCCGCCGGGCACGCTTGACAAAATCGGCGCGGGCGGCGTGGGGACGGTGCCGGTCTCGGTCGGATTGCCGTTCGCGTCGATCACCAGGCGCTTTCCGGCCTGCGGCACCTTTACGCCCAGCCAGATTACTCCCGGTCCCTGATGGATTTTTGTTGCATCTACGGGCATTGGTTTTTCCTCCTATGCTTCGAACAAGTCTGCCTCTATAGCAAGCCCTGCGGCTTTCACGAACATGCTCTTCGCCTGCCGCAGCTCGGCGTATTCCGGCTGAGCGACAAACAGCCTTTTGAGCGCTCCGCCCGGCAGCCCGGAAGTCATTGCGCCGCTGCCGTAGGCAGATGCCGGCAGCGCCAGGCCCGGAAGCAGAAAATCTCCCGAGGTCTTCTCGAACGCCGCGGTCAGAACGTGCCACACCGCCATCGCGTAGCGCTGCACCAGCACGGCCACAGCGTTCGGGTCCTGGTGGGCAGCTGCCACGGCGCAGAAGATTCGCACCGTCTCGTGCGCCACGTTCGCCTGCGAAGGGTCGAAAGTCTGCGACTGCGGCACCATCAGAATCGCTGGGAAGTTCGGCGTCACGGACTCTGCGAGCTGATAGACGGTAAACGGCGGCAGGCTTCCTGGCGCGCCGCTTACAAAGTCCAGCGCGGCCTGGATGTCGCGGTAGACGAGTGCCAGCATCTGGCGGATCAGCGGCTCGGCTCCGAAGGCGTTATAGGCCGGCTGCCAGGGCATCAGCTTATCCCCTCCCCGAGAAGCTGGCCGGTGAGAATCCCGTAGCCCGTGGTGCGGGCCTGGCCCGGACCCATGTTTGTGATTCCAAGCGCGCTTGCCGCGGCGAACCCGCGCCGGCGCGCCATCGTGTCAATGGCCTTCATCATCGCGCGCTGGATGGCCGTGCCCAGATCAGGCGTCGGGTCAATCACGCGCCGCGGCGGAACGAATCCTTCTGCAAACCGCTCGCGCGGCTTTTTCTTCCCCACCATGCGGTCCACGATGGTTCCAAGCAGGCCAAAGCACCCCAGGTGCGACGGCCGCCATCCCGTCTGCTGATAGACGGCGTAGGGCAGCGTTGTCCCGAAGCGCATCGACCGCGGCAGATACTGCCGGATCGCATCGCCTGAGGTGGAGTCCGTCAGCGCGCGTCGTAGGCGTCCTGTCGCCACCTCAATCTGCTGCTCGCCGTACTTCTTATATTTCCGCTCCAGGTATTTCTCCGTCAGCGGCGCCCAGGGACCGTGCGCGCCGACGGCTCCGCGCGTGACAAACAGCGCCGCTTCCTCCTTCTCGATTTCTTCGGTCACCGCCGGCCACACCTGCGAGTAGTTGTCCAGGTCGCCGCGCAGGCCCGCAAGCGCGAAATCAACCTGGTCGGCGTTCTTAATCTGGAGCGTGAAGCGCAGCATCTTATAAATCCTGATTCATGCCAAAGGCGCGATTCTCCTGGCGGTCTTCCGGCGTGGTGCCGTCCGTGTCGGCGCCCGCAAAGGCGTTGCTGTCGCGGAAGCGCGACTGGATTCCAAAAAACTGATCGTACGCGCCGGCGCGGATATCCTTCAGGATCGTGGTGAGCGCCTGGCCGCGCGCTCCGGCCACCGCCGGTTCGCCCGTCTGCAGCGACACGCGCGAGGCGAGCACGTCGCCCAGCTGCCGCACCACCGCTGCGGCGTTCAGACCGGAAAGCAGCGCGCTCTGGCGAGTGGTCAGCGGCAGCGGCGGGGCGTCAGGATCGAAGCCGCGCTGCACGAGCGCAGCGGCAATCGCCGCTGCAGCGCGGTCGATCCACGCCTGGATCTGCGCGTCCTGGATGTCAGCGTTCCTGACGAATGACGGAAACTCCGCCGCCACATCGTCAACCGTGCAGTAGCCCATTACTTCTTACCTTTCAGCGATTCCTTTGCCGCTGGATCGTCTTCCACCTTCCCAGCCTCGACTTTCTTCTCAACCGGCACGCGCGCAATCGGCTCGCGGGTGATCGGGTCTTTGAGGTTGAGGAAATGCCCGGCAAGGTCTTCGTCGAGGTCGTGCAGACCGCGCGTGAAGAGCTTTCCGTCGTGCGAAATCGGGTGGACCAGCTCAACTTTCTTGCGTTTGTCAGCCACTTGATTTGTCCTTTCTTTTGGCTCCAGGGCGGCGCGCGCCGCCCTGGAGGCTGAGCAGCCGGGTCAGGGCGAACTAAATGGGGTTCACCCACAGGAAAGCGGCGTTGGGTTCGATCATCAGCGTGTCGCGCGATTCCTGGCTGATGATCAGCGTGCCCAGGCCGTGCTCGTCGCGGACCTCGCGCAGCGGGTAGAAATCGATCCGGCTGCGGAAGATGTAGCCGAAGTTCGGCGTCAGCGGCGCAGGCGTTCCGGTGGTGTAGTAGAGCAGCGCGATGCTGTTGCCGGGGGCCGACGGCCAGTTAAATGCCAGCGTGTCGGTCTGGCCGGGCTGCGAGGTCAGGCCGACGTTGTCGGCGATCACGACCTTCTCGATCCCCAGAGCGGCGGCCAGCCAGCCCGTGTCAAGGCGCTTCGCATCCACGCCGATGTTCAGCGTGTATTTGTAGTAGTCCTTGACGGCCGTGTTGGTTTTGATCGTGCGCCACACGCTGCGGGGCAGCAGGAGCCGCATCTGTTCCGGCTGCGAGCCGGGCACGTTCTGCAGGATCGTTTCGATCTGCGCCATGATGGCGGCAATCGGATCGCTCGCGCTGTTCGACCACTGCGACGTGCCGGACAGCGTGACATTCTGCGGAATGTTGGTGGCGTTGATCAGGTTGATGACTTCGAGTTCGCGGCCCATGGCGATGAGCCCCTGCACGAAGTCGCGGTGGACCAGGTCCACCTCCGCCGGGTTGTCGGCGTTCTTTCGGGTGCGGTCCGTCAGCAGGACCTCTACCCCGTGGCCCTGGCAATCGTAGAACCCATAGGGTTCCTGGTTCAGGCGATAGCGCCGGGGATAGCCGCCCTCATCGAGCGTGTCCACCACGGCACGGAGCGCCTGCTTGGAGTACTTCGCGTACTTCCCCGTGTCCTTGTCGGTGGCCACGATCGGGAAGACCTGGTCGGCGACAAAGGCGCGGTTGCGGTACGCGACGCTGATCCGAGTGTCCAGCGTGGGAACGTGGACAATATTGGAGTCCATAGACCTCCTCGTAGTCGAGCGGCGGGAATGGCCGCCGCCGGCTCAGCATCTCCGTTATGCCGCCCGCTTGCGGAACACTGAGACTCGATCAACGGGCAGGGGCGGCTGCCCGCGGCGCGTTACGCCTTGTACTGGAACGGCGCCAGCCAGACGAAGCCGGTTTCGCCGGCCGCCGCCACCGCCGTGTCTGCAAAGCCGATCACGTTCACCAGGGTCCCTGCGGAGGGCGCGAGTGTCGTCACGCTCTCCAGCCGTCCGCTGGCGTCGGCAATCACCAGCGCGTCGCCGCGGTTGATGGGCGCCGCGGCGATAAAGCCGCTCCGTCCGAACCGCCGCACGCTGCGCGCCTGGCCCTTCGGTGAGGCGGGCAGCGAGTTGGCAGGCCAGGCCGTGCCGCTGATACCGTCGATCACGCCGGCGCTGTAGGTGTCGGAAGGGCCGCCCTTGGGCACGACGCCCTTCTGCACGATCCCGAGCGGTACAGCGTTTGCTCCGGCAGGCAGCGTGAAGCCGTCCGCGTAGATCGTGCTGTCCGCCACCACCGCGCTCAGCTCGCCGACCTGCACGGTGCCGGCGTAACGGTAACTTTCACCTTGGAATTCAGCCATCGTTTCTTCTCCTTCCGCCAGTCGGCGGGATTAGATTTTCAGGCCACCGGCGCGTTAGCGCTTTGCGGCCTCGATCCTTTCCTTGCGTGCCATCTCGTAGAGCTGGAGGCCATCGGGCGTGTGGATCAGCTCGTACTCCGCGAGTTGCAGCGCCCTCTCCGGGTCCTTGGCCTTGCCCAGATTCAGCAGCTCCGCCGCGCGCTTTTCGAGCTTCTCGCTCCAGGCTGCGTTTGCGGCCCCTGAAGCGCTCTCGCCGGCCGTTCCCTGCTCGCCGAGAGGCACGGCTGCTGCGGCGTTGGCGATGAAGCGGTCAAAAGCGTCTGCATCGCTCAGCGCGAGCCGCGTCGCCGCCTGCAGATCTGCGGCCTTGATCTTGCCCGCGGCGAAGGCATCCTGGGCCTTCTTCTCGGCTTCGAGCGCCCGGCGCGTCGCGCTGGGCTTCACCTTCCCGCTGTCGGTCAGTTCGTCCAGCTTGCGGACCTCGATCCTGCCCTTCGCGTCAACGATCTCGCTGAGCAGTTTGGTCTCGTGGTTGACCGCCGCTCCACGCTCGACCAGTGCTTTGACCTCGGAGAGCTTCAGTCCGGCGCAGCCGATCTCGCTGAGCAGCGCCTCGCTCGCCTTCTGGTTGTCGTCTTCGTCCGGCTCGACCTCTGCCAGGCCGAGCGGCTCTCCGCCGTCAGCCTCGAAGACCGCGTACTTGCCCTTGTGCTCGCCGTCGGCGAGCTTCTTCACTTTGTAGGTTTTCACCTTGCCTCCTTTTCCCGCCGATTGCGGGCTTGAGATGTTTCCGGGTACATGGACGATGTTTGAATCCATCAGTTGGAATTCCGGGTCGCTCAGCCGCACCTGCGGCATTTCTTCGAGGAATGGCCGATTGGTCAGGGCCACGGTAGTGAGCGCAGCACCCAGCGGCTCTCCTGTTTCCTTCGATTTCGCGTTGAAGTCAATGGCCGGGGAGACGTAGCGGTATTCCCGCGCTCGCACCAGCGCTCGGGCCCGGTCGGTCGGATCGAACCGGCCCCACAAAATCTGCCGGGTGTTTCCGCGCGGGTCAACGTAGGTCTCGGGGCCCTCGATGGCCACCAGCTCGCCGGCGCTCGGGATCGGCCCGCCCAGTGCGACCTCCGGCTGCTCGCTCGCGTGGTCGTAGTCCACATTGATCGGCACCTGCCGACGTTCGAAGTTCCGCTTGATCTCTGCCAGGTGCTTCGGCGTGATCGAGAATTTCCTCCCGCTCTTCACCCATTCTCCCGTCACTGCGATGGGGATGCGCGCGTGCGCGGCAAGGTCGGAAAGCTCGAAGACCTGGCGCGGGTCCTCGCTGGAGGTCTCGCTGGGCAGGTCGAGGCCCTCGGCGTGGTACATGGCCGTCAGCTTGCGCAGCGCTTCTGCCTTGTTCGGCCCTTCGTACTTGTTCCCTCGGTAGCCCTTGTGCAGCGCCGCCCAGGCCGCGCCCATCAGGCGGTGGTCCGGCTTGCCGTCCGTCCCTTTCACTCTCAGGTGCCAGGTGGTCGGCTTCTCCGGGTCTTCAACCACAAGGTAGTGCGAGCTGGGATGCTCGCCGTCTGCTTCCTTTTTCGTCACCATCGTATCACCTCGCAATATTCAGTCCCTCACTTCCACGGGTTCGCAGCGGCACAGGTCGCCGCCCTCGCAGATCACGCTCACGGGCACGTCGAGCGGCCACGGCTTGCCGTCGGCGGCTTCGCACGGCCCGCAGACGTTCTTGTCGAGCATCGCGACCCGGATGATCTGCACCTTCGCGCCGGCGCGCTCGAGCGCTTCAATGATCTGCTGCGCCTCCTGGCTGCGGCCGCGCCGGAAGGCGTCGCGCACCGCTCCGGCGGCGATATTGTCCTCAAGGTTTGGACTGATGGCCGGGATGCCCGACTGCTGCTGCTGGGCCTCTTCCCAGATCAGGTCCGCAAGCTCGTTTTTGCTGAGGCCGGTCAGATCGTAGCTGCCATCCGGGTTGCGCGGCAGATCCGCGATCGTTACGGCTCCGGTGCGGATGTTATTGACCACGCGCCGCACCCCGTTCGCGATCTCTCCCGCGTAGCGGTCGAGCGCGATCTCGGCCAGCAGCGGGCTGGGGTCCGGCCGATCGGATGCCGGCCGGCTGTCCTCAGCCAGCGCCACCGGAGCGGACGCCGCCAGGCGGTTGTGCTCGTTTCTGAACTCCTCGCGCGCGTATTGATAGATTGCAGCGAGCAGCGGCTCGATCTCAGGCTTCACTTCAATGGGCGGAGCCACGGTAAGGCTTGTGACGCTTGCTCCGCGCTGTAGAATGTCAGCGCCGCGCGCTGCAGCGTCGCGCAGCAGTTTGCGCCGTGCGCGCAGCAGGATGTGCTTCACCTTCAGCTCGGCGGCGTCCATCTTCGCCTGGTGCGCGGGGAAGTCGACGTGCATCTCGTGCGGATGCACCAGCCGAAGCGACGGATCGTGGCCCTCGCGCCAGAACGGACTCTGCAGCGTCCGGGGCCTCTTGACATCGGCGAGGAAAACGGTATCATCGATGCGGGCGGCCTTATCCTCAGGCACATGGCCAGCAGCGACGCGCTCCGGCTGCTGAGATACACAGCTTACGCAGGTCGATGCAGCGTCGCGGTGGGTTTGGCCGCCCTCTGCAAATTTCTCTCCCCACCGCGCTTCAAAATCTCGAATCGCCGCAGCTCTCTTGGAAGGATTCTTGATCGTCTGGATGTACTGCCGCTGGCGGCCCATTCTGTCCTCGCGCGCCCGCTCCTCGGGAGTCAGCCTCGACCTTCTTATGGACTCCGCCTCGGCCCTCGTCCTGGCGCGCGCCTTCGCATCCTCATACCTTGACGCCGTCGCGTGCGCATCGTTGGCGATCTCCTCCGCAGTGTTGTGATAAGGGTGGTAGGAGCCAACTTCACCGTTTTCTATCCCGCGCGGGTTGTGGTCGTGCGTGCTGATCCTGGCGTAGTATTCAACGCCCTTCTGGTCCGCCCGCCTGAAATAGACGTACGAGCTGGGACCGTAGGCGCTGCCGGAGTGCTGCACTCGGGTGTCGTATCCCATCCCGCGCAGGCGGTCCGCAACAGCATCCGCCGTTCCTCTTACAATCGGTTCATCACCGAACCTCTTGCCGACGAGTTCCCGAGGCCCCTTGAGCACTGAGCCGGATTCGTCAATAAAGACGTGGTTCCCGTTAATCGTCACCCAGTGGCCGATGGTCGGGTCGGCCGGGACCCTGTCATCAAGCCTCACGCTCACGACGCCTCCAGTTTCCGGGGCCTCGTCGGCGCCCGCAGGGCCGCGCCCGAGCGCGTAATCAAGGTCCTTCAGGTTGGGCGAGTGCGTAACCACCGCGACGCTTCTGCCCTCGGCCTTTGCGTGGCTGATGGCGTGCTGCACGCCCCGCTTCCACCGCTCGAGGTAATCGGCATAGGGTTCGCCGACAAGGTCAGAATCCGGATGGGCCCGCGCCTCGTCAAGCAGCGGCTCTGCGGCCTTGCGCGTCATGCCGACCAGCTTGTGGTAATCCCACGGCAGCAGGTCGGGATCGTCATGGACGGCGGCTCCGGTCACCGTGGCGATGGCATCGGCCAGCGCCCGCGCGCGGCTCAGCGGGCTTGTGAAGATATCGTCGACCTTCTTGCCGCGGAACTGTTCTGCGTCGCGCCGGGCCTGTTCGAGGCCCTCGGCGTCCGGCGGCACGTCGGTCTGACCCTTCAGCTTCTCGTCCGCCGGGTCGGTGTCCTTGTTCAGCGCCGTGTGCGCGTGCCGGATGAAGTACACCGTCGGGTGAGGTCCGCCCTCTGAAAGTTTGACGTCCTCTTTCCGCTTGCTTCCGTCGCTCGAGGTTTCCTTCACTACCACATCGGTGCGCTTCTCGCCGCCCTTGGGCGTTGCCGGTGAGATGTGCTCCCCGGTTCCCTCCACGACTTCGTTGGCCAGGTTCTGCCGCGTGACAATGGGCGCAAGGCGCGGTCCGCGCTCGCCCTTCGAGAGCTTCGGCAGACCCAGCATCTCCGCGACGGCGTCGTCTCGCTCCGGCGTCGGCCGCAGCATGTCCACGTCCTGCGCGGCGAGTTCGCGCACTGCGTTGAGCACGGTTTCAAGCTCCACCATGCGGATATCGCTGCACACCAGCTTCGGATAGGGCAGCACCTCGCCGGGCTTGGCGCGATAATTGAAATCCACCAGGCGGCGCAGGCTGGTCGTGGTGATCGTATCCGCGACCATCTGCGCAAACGCTTCCTCAGCCAGCAGGAAGAAATCCTTCTGCACGCTGCCGACCGCACGCGTTCCGGTGGATGTCTGGCCCAGCAGCAGCCAGGAGGAAAGCCCCGCGATCAGGATTTGCTGGTCGTAGTATTGAATGGCCTCCCGGGCCGAAAGCACGCGCCCCTTAATGCCGGTCAGCGCGAACGTGAATCCGTTCGGGAGCACCATTGCGGAGCGTTCGTTCGTCGAGAGCTTCGAAGCGTAGTCCCAGGCTGCGCGCTTGTCGTCGTCGCTCGCGTTCGGGCCAAGCTCAATCGTTGGGATGCCCAGGCCGTTGCGTTCGACGGCCACCGCCTCGATCTTCATCAGGTGCTGCTTGAAGTACCAGGGGGTGTAGCACGGGCGGAAAATCGAGCGGCCGTAGAAGTTCGCGCCCTCGCGGTTTAGCACAAAGTACGCCAGCTTGCTGGCCTTGATGGGCAGCAGCTCGATGGCGGGGCCGCGATAACCAAACTGAATCAGCTCGTAAAGCGTCTCGCCGTCCGGTTCCGTGACGAACTGATAGAAGGTGTCGGGCAGCCGCGGCGCGAGCCTCGCCAGCCTGACGCGCCCCTTGTCCTTATCGACTTCCCAGATGTCCTCGTGCGCAGCGCAGCCGAGCACCGAAAGCAGCGCGTTCTCAATCACGCTCTCGAATGTCTGTGTCCGCTTTTCGCCTGCCGCGGTGGTGCGCTCAAGGCCGCCGAAGAAGTTCTCCCGCGCCATGTCCGCAATTTCTTTCGCGAGCGCGTAGCCAGGCTGCGTCTGGTCGATGCCCGGCACGATGTCCCAGTCCGCGGCGCGGATCGGCAGCGTGCGGGCAAGCTCAAGCGCCGCCACGGTCGGGTCGTTGCGGCGCATCTTCTGATAGATTCGGATCGCGCCCAGGCCGATCAGCTTTGAATCGTATTCGCCGATGTCCTGGACAAAACCCGCCAGGTTTGCCGTACCCGGAAGCCCCTGCACGCTCTCATCAACTTCCAGCTTCGTCTGCGCCTGTTCCTTTGGCTTCGGGACCGGCTTCTGCGGCATCCCCGCCGGCCCGACAAATTCGGAGGTGTCTACGCCGCGCTCGGCAAAGTCAGGCTCGGCGAGCGCCGTACCGTTCGTTCCGTGCAGCATCCTTCGGATTGTGTCTCTCCAGGCCATCAGATCGCCATCGGCTCAAGCTCAAATTCCGCTGCGCGCGGCTCGCCGGCCAGGAAAGCGTCGGTCATGTGGTGCGCCGGCTGCGAGGCCGCATCGAGCGCGAGCGCCAGCGCCCAGAAGCGGTCCGCGTGCCCCTTGTCCGTGTGCTCAGCGTCAAAGCGGATGTTTCCCGCGGGCGTCACAAACCGCTTGACAGCATTGATGTCTCCGCGAATCTCGCGGTTGTCGGGAATGCGCACCGTGCGATTCTCAAACGCTGCCTTCACCAGCGGCGCCAGGCGCTCTTTCACCTGCGCCGTAAACTGCACCGGCTCGACCATCGGGTAGCGCCGCGCCAGGCGCTCGGCAAGCATCATGCCAAGCCCCGACTGATCAATCGAGCAGCGCCGCGGTCCGGCTTCCAGCATATCGGCAATCGCCTTTTCCTGCTCTTCAAACGGCACGCGTGACATCGCCAGCAGCTTGCGGCTCCAGAGCGTGTCGCCGAGCTTCTCAAACGCCCAGGCAATCGTCAGGTCGCGCTTCCGCCCGATGTCAATCCCGAGATACCACTCCTTGCCGCGCAGATCTTCAATCGGCCATTCGGTCGAGGCCTGCTCGCTGACGCAGCTGAAAATCATCTCCATCGGGATGTAGTTCGCCGCATCAGAGAGGAACTGGCAGCAGTATTCCTGCAGCCACGCTTCTTCGTCCTCGCAGCCGGCGCGCAGCTGGGCGATCATCTGATCGCCGCTCATCCCCGCCTGCTCCGCCAGGCCCTGGCGCACGGCCTCGAAGATGTCCACACGGTGCGCGCTCCATGGCGATCCTGCCTCGCGCGGGTAGCCGTCCACCAGCCCGGCGCTCTTCGCAATTTCGAAGTACTTGCCCTGCTGGCCCGCCGGAGTCGAGATAATTTCGATCCCGAAGCCGCGCGTGATGGTCGGGAACAGCGCGGAATAAACCTTCGCGGCATCCTGGTGAAACGCAAATTCGTCCAGCGTCACATTGCCCGTGTAGCCGCGCGCCGTGTCAGGGTTGGCGGGCAGCCCGTAGATCACCGAGCCGTTCGGGAACCGCGCTTCAAGCTGCTTGATCAGAGTCCCTTCCATAAATTCCGAGTCGTGAAATTCCAGCGCTGCTCCGATTGCGCGCGCGTGGTCCGCCACCTTTTCCATCAGCAGCCGGGATTGCCTCTCGCCCTTCGAGAGGAAAATCCAGGTCAGCCGGCGCTCCAGGCAGTTGAGGACAGCGCGCAGCGTTGCCGCAAAGCTGTATCCGGTTTGCCGTCCCTTCACCACGATCTTCATCCGAGCGTCATCGTTGATCCACGCCAGCTGGTACGGCAGCAGCTTCACCGCTCCGGCCAGCGATGCCGTAGATTTCGCGGATTCGCGCGATAATCTCGCGCGGGTCTTTTGCGTATTCAACAGCTTCCTCCACTTCGCGCCGCTCGCGTTCGCGCTGCCGCTTCACTTCTTCGAGCTTCAGCTCGAGCGCCGCCTTGGCCTGCTCGACCTCCGCGCGCTTCAGCTCGATCTGCGCCCACTTCCGCTGCTCCGCCATCAGAAAGTGCGGATCAAGTTCCGCGCCGGCGTCCATGGCGCTCTGCACGCGCTCGAAGAGCAGCGCCTGCTGAATGTCGGAAATCGCGCGCCCGCCGGCCAGCAGCTCCAGGATCGCCTGCGCGTGCGCCTTGATCTCCTGCACGCGCCGCTTCTGCTGCAGCCATCGCCGCTGCTTGTAGCTCGAGAGGGTTGAGACGGCAATCCGCTCGCCGAATTTCTTCTCGACCTCTTCGTGGATATGCTCGAGGGGCTTCATGCCGTCCAGGCAGAGGTCTATGAACTGCCGGAGGCCGGGCTTGGTCCTGTCCAGCTCCTCGACCCGCGTTTGCTGTGAGCGCGCCATGCATTAAAGCCTCACGCCGAGTTCGCCTCGCCGGCGGTTGTCCAGCACGTCGATGCCGGTGGTCGTGATCCGCACCATCGAGATTGTCTTCGGCCTGCCGACGCCGGCATCGTCAATCCTGAGTTCCAGCAGGTTTTTTCCGTTGAGGTACTCGAGGTGGAAGTCCAGGTCTTCCTCGAGCACCGGGTAGCCCGCCATGTCGAGAAGGTTCAGGAGCGACCTGCGCGTCACCCACTTCGGATAGAACTCCACCGCCTGGCGAAGAATCTCTCCGCGTATCACTTCACGTAGCGTGTCTTTGGACCTCGGCATTTTCACCCTCGAGATAGACGAGCTTTCTGTTGACGGCTCGGACCGCGCGGTGCAGGTCCTCGCGCTCCGAGTCAAAACGCTCCAGCCGCTCGTTCAGACTCAGCACGCTCGCATGCAGCTGGCGGTTCGCGTCCTTCTGGACCTCCACGAAGTCGCGAAGGATTCCCGTCACCTCTCTCGTGTTCTGCGCGTGAATCTGCTGCGCCTCCACCCAGCCTCTCACCGCCCAGCTCAGCTTCCAGACGCCGGCGATGAACGTCAGGCAGGTCAGAAGGAAGCCGACCAGCGCCGTCACCGCCAAAATCGTTTCAAGCGGGCTCATTTGAACGTCAGGCCGATCGATACGGCGATGCCGTTCGTCGCCGTGCGCGCTGCCGAAACCGGCACGCGGCCGTTGATCCACCGCGCTTCGAACAGATTGATCACCACAGCCGGCGCGGACTGCGGATAGTAGTTCAGCCCGATCCCGGCGCTCGCCGCGGGCGATTGCCCGAGCGAACTGGTCACAATCCCGCCCTCGGCCACGGCGTAAAGCTTGTACTTCGCCGGATCGAGGAAGGTCTTCTTCAGCACGCCGCTGAGCGGCAGATCGTACTGTGCGCCTCCCAGCTCAAACGCGGCAATCGAGGGCGAAGACGGATCACTCAGAATGATGTTGTCATTCCGCACCGTAAGGTTCGGCGATATCTGCACCGCGCTCACCGCATCAGCGGCCGCAACGCCTGTCCCGCCGGCGGAAAAGCCCAGCGCCTTCCCGCTGATCGAGAATTTCGTCTGCGTCTGCGCAGCAAGCGCTGCAGGAAAGAGGATCAGAGCAATCACGAATGTCTTCATCTAAAGCCTCCTGCTGTTGTAGGCTGTCTGAAATCTGGCCAGCTCATCGGGATTGAGCAGGTCCTGTGGAACGCTCAGGTCGAGCAGGCCGCTTTCTACCATCGGCTGCAGGCTCAGCCACAGCGCGCGCGCGGTCTGCTGCAGTGCGTGGCCCTCGCCGAGCAGCCCCTTCCTGCCCGTCTCGAACAGCGCCGTGATGGCTGCCGAGTAGCCGGCGCTCAGCACCGATTTCATCGCCTGCCGCTGCAGCTTGTCGTCGCCGACGTGCAGCAGCGCGTCCACCGGCCCGGTAAACAGCCCGCCGATCCCGAGGTCCAGCATCAGCGAACGTCCTCCGCGCCGCTCTTCTCGAGCGTGCGGCGCGTGCGCGATTCTTCCGCCTCCGCGCGGCCCAGATCGCCGGCGTTGGCCTTGACATCGTGGTCCTTCTGCAGCTTGCCAAGCCACCAGCACATAAAGCTGCCCACCGCCCGCTTCGCGCTGTTCGGCTTTGGGACATCGCCGATTTTCCAGCGCTGCATCCGGCTCGAGATCGTGTCGTCGGGCGCACCGCCGGCCAGCACGTTGATGAAAACATCGAGCTGGCCAAGCGCCCGGCGCCAGTAGGGCTGCCGGACCGCCTGGGCCTCGTAGCGGGCTGCATCAACAGATTCAGTCATCGCGTCCTACCAGCAGCAGAATCGAAATCGCCATCAGGACGATCACGATGCACCAAACCGCGGTATAGAAAATATCCAGCGTCACTTTGCCGAGCCTTTGGCGTCCGCTGCATGGATCAACCCGATCCCGGCGGTCGCCGCGGCAAACAGCGTGCTCCACTCGACCGGCTGGCCTTGCAGCAGCGCGATCCCGGCGTGGCAGAGCGCTGCCAGGATCGTCAGCACGCCGAGAGTCGTTGTTCTCCAGTTTTTCATCACTGCACCTTGATCGTCAGCGTCGCCGTGCACGCCGGCCAGTTATTGCCCGCATCAGGCTGCGTGCCGGTGGCGTAAACATAGGTCAGCGACCCGTCAATCGTCGCCGCCCGCAGCAGCGGGACAAAGCCGCCACATGCTGCGCTCAATGCCGCTGCCAGCAGGGTGAGTCGGACAATAAATCCTCGCCTCATGATTGGCCTCCTGGAGGGGCGGAGGCCGGCGCTGGTTGGGGCGGAACAGCGCTTAAATCGGCCTCCGCTTCGGCATGCGCAGGCTGCTGCGGTCCAGCCTGCGAAGCTCCATAAAGCTCCGCCGCGCGCGTCAAGTCGCAGCGGTCAATCAGTGCCACGAGCTTCCGGCCGTAATCCGGGTCCGTAGCGTAGCCGCAGCCGTCGGGATTGTCCGCCGTGCGCGGTCCGAGGCAGATCGCGTAAGCCCGCGGATCGTTCCTGTGCCGCCATGCCGCAGCGTAGCGCGGACGGAGCAGCAGCAGGGCGTGCTGCCGGAATGCTTCTGTGAGAGATGGAAAGTGCTGGAAGCCCGCCACGACGATCTGCTCGTGGTTGCTGATGAATTCGTGCGTAGCCACATCGTGCTCGCCGTAAACCGCGTCGGGCGAAGTGTCGGAATACTTGATGCCGAAAGGATTGTTTGCCAGGCGGAACAGCGGGCTTGCTCCCCACTCCCAATGCCCGGCCACCCGCCCCGCGGATTCGAGGATCGCCTGGGCTATCGTGACTGCCGCCGGGATGCCGTAGCCTCGCTCGGTTTCGAGCGCGGGCGGCGTAACGGTTTTGAGGAATGCAAGCTGTTTCTCAGTCAATCTCGATCAATGAGGCGGCGGGCGACAGGTCCCGCCGCCTCGGAAGGCCGCCGGGGAGAAGTCGAGCGGACGGCCCTCGCTTTGAGTTTGCGCTCTGCTTGAGCGCTCGCGGTTTTGAGCTGGTGAGACCCGCGAAACACCATGGCTTGCGCCTCTCGCAGTGGAACCTACTATGGATTGTTGTTGGGCGCAAGTGCATTTGCGCCCAGAATCCGGCACGGCTCGCCATCGGCGCAGGCAAAACGGCAGCCTCGGCAGCAGGGCCGCGCTTCCGCATCTTCTCTTATGGCGGCCGCGAGGCGCAGCATCGCGTCCGGCGACCGCAGCGCCATCTCTGTCAGCGCGCCCTTCAGGCTCGCCGGCGGCGCCTGCCACGTAAACCCAGAATCGGCCTGCAGGGGGGCTTGCCGCGTCCGGTAGGCCACAGGGATGCCATCGACCGACTTAAAGCGTCGTACGACGCTTTTCCGCCGCGAGGAAGTGCCATCTGCGCGCCGACGCACCCGCCTCAGCGGCACCCTGTCGTCAAAGGCCTTGCGCCGGCAATAGGCCGAGCAGTACTTCTGGTGTCTTCTCTTCGGATGAAACTCCCTGCTGCAAATCGCTCGGTGGCAGATCATTCCGCCTCCGGCAGCGCCTTGCTGGTCTGGAAGAAATCGCTCCCCAGCTTCGCTTCCTGGCCCGTGATGTCCACCAGCATCCGCGCGTGCTGGGTTTCGGCCTTTGCCAGGTTGATCAGCTGCTGCGAAACTTCGCAGATCGCCCTGGCGCGCTCGATGTCCATCGGCTCATCTTTGTCCTTCAGCCGTTCCAGTGTTTCGAACAGATGGTTCCGCAGGTCCTCGCAGTGGTTCCTTGCCACGTTCAAGCCTCCTTATCCTTCGTTTCAAAGCCCCTTGAAGATGGATCACCTGCTCAAGCTCCGGCGGCAGGCGGTGGATTGAATTCGCCCTCATCCGCTGCGCGTCGCTGACCAGGACAAGGTTTTCAAGCTGGCAGTTGTCCTTGTTCCCGTCCCTGAAGCAGACTTTATGTCCCGGCGGAACAGGCCCGTGCGCAGACTCCCACACCATCCGATGAACGTACATCCAGTTCGTCGAACTTGAGCCGACGCCAGCGATCTCCTGCGGATCGTCGCGGACCTTCATCTTCAGGTAGCCGTTGCGGTCCCTGACGATGGTCCCCACGGGCAGCCATGTGTGCGGCCGTTGCCCCTTCTTGAACTGCGTTTCGGCCATGCGCCCGCGCTGGTAGCCCGGCATACGTCGGCCTGCGTTCCATGGCACATGCCCTTTTTTGAATCTTGTCACTTCCCCTGGCATCATCGTGCAATCCTCCACACAGCGGCAGGCCGCATGTTTTCTTCGTTTCGGCCTTCGGGCTGTTCCCTTTTTCTCATCCTTCCTCCGTTTCGCCGGCGGACGGCCTCGGCAAGATGATCTTGAATGACTGCTTGTCACTTCTAGCCACCGGCATCACCGATAGATCGATATACGGTCCGCCGCCGAAATGAAACTCCCAAGCCAGCCGGCCGTGCGGCTTTTTTACGGGCACGTTGTCGTGCGGGGCCGCGAAACAGCAGCCTGTGACAGCCTCTGCCACTTTTCGGAGATGCTCGGCGAGATCCGCCTGGTCAACGCACGCCTCGGTCCACGGGCAAGCGACAAGATCGATGTCGCGGGCCAGGCTTCCGTGCCAGAGCAGAGCGTAACCATCGAGCCTCGCCCGCTCCTTGAGCGCCGGAAACAGCGCTTTGAACAACCGTCGACAGCGCTGGGCGAGACTGTCGTCATTTCGGTTCATGCCGGGCCATCCTGAGGGCGTGCCTTACTCTTGCTTCCTCGATGCTCACGCCGTCGCGGCGAGCAATGCGCGAGATCAGTTCTTCGATGAATTCGTGCGCGTGCCGCGGCGTAAGGTCTTCGAGCCGATGCACACCGAACCGCGCGGCCATTCGGTCCGCCAGCAGGCGGTCCCACGGCGCGCCGAAAAGCTCCTGTCCAAGCCGCGCGATCAGCTGCGCGCGCCAGGCCGGACCTTCGCCCGATTCCTCCCGCATCGCTTTCAGCAGCAGTCGCCCCTCGCGCTCGCTGAGGTCGGTCCACGACGCCGGCGCTGCTCCGCTCTTTGAAAAGCGCGGCAGGTGTGCCCGAGCGTATTCCAGCCTGGCGTCGCGCTCGCTGCCTTCGAAGGCCTGGTCGGGACTCAGCTTCCGCCACTCCGCGAACATCGCGGCAAGCGTCTTCCGCGTCACGCGCCCGTGGCCCTTCGTCATACGGCCTCCCAGCTTTTGCCATCCTCTCTTCTCGGTTCCCTTGGATGGCTGATCCAATATTCGGCAATCTCACGCGCCCGATGCTGCAGCACCACGCCGAACTTCCCCAGCGGTCCGGCGGCGTAATTCGGCAGGCGCATGATCCAAAGCGCAGGGTCTTCCGCCGGATTCGCCTCCATCGTGGCAAACCGGAACCACACCGCGCACCGCAGCCGCTCGAGCGGCCATTGCGGGTTCGCCTTCAGGAATTCCGCCAGGCGCTTCGCCACGCGCCCAGGATTCGGCAGCGGCAGTCCGTCGTTGTAGGCGCGATACATCCGGTCGAGTTCCACCATCAGCCGATGGTGGCGCGGGTCCGGCGGATTTCCCTTTGTCTTACTCATGGTTCACCAGGCGCAGTTGCCCGCGCAGCTCCGCCACAATGTCGGCCTCCGGGCGAAACAGCCTCGACAGCAGAATCAGCTTCACCCCTTCGCCAAACAGCCGCCGGTAGCACTCATCGCACTCCTCGGCCGTCACGGGAATGTAGTAACCGCCGGGCGATCCCTTCGTGGCGGCAATCGGCAGCCGCGCCTCGCTCCGGATGCGCTCCACGCTCGACTTCACGGTCCGCGCCAGCAGGTTCCGCCGCCTGTGCAGCTCCGCCGCGTCCGCGCTGCCGCCGCCGTACCAGGCGCTCGGCCACATCAGCTTACAGATTTCTCCAATGGAAACGGCATGCGCCTTCCCTCTGCGTTCAATGATGATCCGCGCAATCTCGCGGTCGGGATCGCCCAGGGCCTCGATGCGTTCCCGCGCTTCCTCGACCGCCCGGGCCACGCCGCTCATCGCAATCTCGCCAAACGGCAGAAATCCGCCCGGATGCTGCTTTTCCTCTTCCGCCTTCGCTCGCGTCCGGCAGACGCATCGCGCCACGGCCGTCGCGCTTCCACTCGCGTGGTTCGCGCGCACATGCATCCACCCGCTTCCTCCGCAGATTTCGCAGCTCATGACAACCTCGATTCGAGCGCCGCCTTGATCGCGTCCACGGCGTGCTGCACGCTGGTGGCATCGCCCTCCACCTCAAACATGGCCACACGACACCGCGCCTGGCCGCGCTGCTGCTCTGAAATCTCCACCGATCCCGCCGGAACCGCAGTAACGGCCGCATCCTTTCGCGGGGCGATATCTCTGGGAACTCGCCCGCGCCTTTGCGCCGGCATCGTTCCATAGATGCCATGCTTCTTGAGCACCCCGCGAACGTACGTGTGGTGGCATCCGTACTTCTCCGCCAGGTCCATCACCGGCGTCCCCGCCTTGTAGTCCGCCACAATCCCGTCAACATCGATCTTGGTTCTCATGCTTGTTCCTTCCCTTGTGACGCTCTCTGACAGCTCCGGCGGCAGCGTCGCGCCCGGAGGGAAATACTTCCGCGCGTGCGACGAGCAGTAGCCCTTGCCGTCAACGATGCGCGTTGCCGGCGCGTCAATGCCAGCGGCGCTGCAGTCGATGCACTTCATCTCACCTCCTTCACCTCGATAAAGAACTTGTCCTTCTGCTGCAGCGTGATTCCGTGCGCCGCGAGCTTTTCGACGATCGGACTGGAATCGTCCTTCAGCGCTTCCGCCAGCGCCTGCCGGTCTGGCTCCGCCTTCACGCGGAGATAAACTCCGCCCTCGAAACGCGAGAGGAAGTCAATCGCCCGCGGCTCGTTCTCGATCCGCACGGCGGGCGGCGTCAGCCGGAAGCCGAGAACCACCCCCGCGTGCTCATGGCTGCGGCCGCCTTCAGAGTCCGGCTTGAATTCGCTCTTCCGCTTCTTCGCAAACTTCGCCAGGGCGGCCTCGAGACTTTCGATTTCTTCTTCCAGCCGGCTGAGCCTGCCGCGATAGGTCTCGTGCACAGAGGCGATTTCGGCGTCGATTTCCGCCTGCGTTGCGCGCCGTGTGATGGAAACCTTCGCGAGAGCCTCCATGGCGCGGTCGGCCTCTTCCCAGGAATGGATTTCTTGGTTTTTCATAGCCTGCTTCCAACCTCCTTCTCTTCGCGGTTGAGTACCTTCGCAAGGTCAAGCGTCGCCTCGCTGCCGCACACCAGGCACCGCATGGTCGGCGTACGCCGCGATATCACGTCGCAATCGGCGCAGAATACCGCTTCGCCCAGCGGTATCGCGTCCGGAGCAGCTTCCCGGTCCATCGCCTGAGCGATTTCCTCCATTGCCTCCTGCCATGTCTTCATCTCAGCCCTCCATCAGATTGTTCCAAGCAGCCGCCGCAGGCGCTTGCGCTCCCTGTTGGCGGCGTTCACTGCCTCGCGGTTCCTTTGCTTCCAGCGCCGCCACGCCTCGCGCTGGCGTTCGCGCTGATCAGGCGTAAGGTCGCGCACCGAGCGCCGCTTGCCCTGGGGCGGAACTTCGCCGAGCAGCTCGTCATGCGAGAACGGCTTGCCGCTGAAGCAGTCGTGGCACATCCGAAGTTCAAGGTGCGTCGCCGGCCGCCGCCGCCCGCGCTCAAGGCACGTTTCACAGAGGATCGCTTCCACGGACAGCCTCCCGTTCGATGGCCTCGTCGGCCTCCTTAGCGGACTGGCAGATTGCGATAGCCAGCGCCGTGAAGATCGCCCCGGTCCAGAGTCCAAGCAAGAAACCGAGCCATGCCATACATCACCTCCTGAACGTTTTCCACCAGGATCGCGCAACCGTGTCGCGCTCCTCGGCGTCCAGGACATCGCCCTGGGAATTTCTGATATCAGCAAGCTGGACCCTGGGGTCTTCCGGCCTCACCGCCTCGTCCGCGTGAATCCTCGCCAGCACACAGACCCGCCGCACGGCTGCAACGGCTCCCTGGGGCTTGGCGAAGGCCTCGCCGCCCGCCTCGCGCAGGCGCTCAACCAGCACCTCATTCCCGCTCAAAAGCACAAATGGAATCCTGGCCTTCTCGCAGTCCATGCGCAGCGGCGCCCAGTTCGAATCGTGGACCGTCAGCACGTCGAAGCGGCCTGGATGCGTCGGGAAGCTCCCGTCGCTCAGCACCGCGTCGGCTTCCGGCAGCAGCTCGCGCGCCTCGTCGAGTGAGCCGGCTTCGAGCGTCTCGATGTCGCCTTCGTTGCGCAGCAGGTGCGCCAGCGTCTCCCGCAGCGACTGATCGTCATCTACAATGAGGATTTTCATGATTCATCCTTTCGAGCGCCTGGCACTCGCGGACCGCTTCGCAGGCGCGCCATCCGATCTCAAAGGCCACGGATACCGCCATCGCCACGTCCGCGAGCTTCTTGCCTTTCTGCAGCCGCTCGAAGATGCCACCGATGATGCGCGTCATTCCCATCGGGCAGTTCCTGAGCAGCTGGATCGCCGCGTCGTCGTCGCGGTTGCACACATCTTCAATCACAGCGTTCAGCAGATCGTCGTTCAGGCTGGTGATCGTGTCGGCTACTTGCTCCATGACTTTTTGCTTCCTTCCTTCCTCGCCGGCCGCGAGAGGATTTCCTTCACGCCGTTCGCCCACGATTTCTCGATCATTGCTTCCTCCCCTTCTGCGCGAGCGTCGGGAAGTATTGCAGGGCGCCGCGCAGGAACTCGATGTCAGGCTTCTTTCCGTGCGACTCGGCAATGTCGTTGCGCGTGTTCAAGAGGGATTCCGCCCAGCCCGGCGAGCCGCCTGCCTTCTCGTAGATCAGCGACAACTCTTCGTCGGTGAATTCGAAGCCCATCGCTTCGAGCACCTCGCGCAGCGCGTCGCGCTTCAGTTCCGGCTGGACGTACCGCACGCGAATCCGCCGGCTGAGGCGCTCGTGCCGCTCGTTGATGATCGCTTCCAGGATTTCGTTTCCGACCAGCAGGATGCCAATCCGCGCATCGTCCCACAGGTCTCGCACCATCTCGAAGCAGTTGGCCTTCAGCCGGTCCGCCTCGTCGATCACCAGCAGGTAGGGCGAGCTCCTGGCGCGCTCTACCGCGCGCTCGTAAAGCGCCGCAGTATTGGGGATCGCGTGGTGGGACTTTGTGACCTTAAAGTCCTCGTCAAGCGCGATGGACCGCACCAGCGACACGAGAGACGTTGTCTGCTTGCATCTGACGATCCGGTGCGGATACATCAGCGTCGCGGCCAGGTAGTCCACCGCGCGCGATTTCCCGACCCCCGTCCTGCTGGAGTACGCGACTATGCACCTGCCCTGGTAAGCCTTCCTCGCCAGGGTCGTGAGATTTTTCACAACCGAGTTGACAACGACGCCGCCCTCAGCGCCGCGTGATACGATTTCTGGAGCCACGCTTGCCACCGATTTCCCTCCTTTTTTGTTCCAGCTCGATTGCAGCCCGCAGTTGCCTCACCAGATGCCCATCCGGCTGCAGTTTCACGAGCCGGTCGAATCTCTGAAGCTCGGAGTCGCTCATCCCGGCGTTGATCACCGCATGGATCGCCAGCTGCCGGTCGCCGTTCGCCAGCGCCGCCAGCCACGCCGGCTGCGGTTCTGGCCGTCTGCCGTGGAGCCACATGGCGATCACGCTGCGCAGCGCCGCCTTCTCCTCGTCGTGGAGAAGCGACCTGTAAAGCTGCTCCAGCTCGGCGCGTGGAAAGCACGAGCGGCGTATCATCTCTGTCGCCGCTTCCAGCGGCGCTGCCCGCAGTCGCCTTGTCAGGTCCTTCATTGCCTACTCCAGGTCAGCAAACCCGATAAGCCTTTCGGCCGGCTCCGGCACGGCGGGAATCGCCTCAGCCACCTCGACCGAGGCCGCAACAGATTTCGGTTCTTCCCGCTCTGGCGTCTCGTGCTCAGGTGCGTTCTCCAAGGTGGGGACGCCGCCGAGCCGCGTGTAGAGCCGCTGTATCTTCGCCAGCTTTTCCGCCTCGCGCGCTGCGGCCGCGGCGTCACCTTTCGGCGCCGGCACGCGGTGCGTGGCAACCACCACCCGGCCATCGATCTCGACGTAAATCCTGGTCCGGTCGCGGCGCAGCCTGGCAAATGTCACCTTCTCCCCTGCACGCCCGATTAGTTCCGGCGAGCTGTAGCGCAGGCCGTCAGCGGCCTCGATGATGCCGCCGGTACGGATCACCCGCTCATCGCGCTCTGCGAACGCCTCATCAATCTGTGCCTGCGTCACGCGCCGGCGCGCAATCTCTTCTGCGCTCGGCTTGAAGGCTTCAAAGGCCGCCTGACGGCTCATCCCCGCGCATCCCTTGGCGTCGGTTTCTGCAAGGTTGATTTCCTCGACCCACCGCGCGATCAGCCGCTCGGCGTCTGCGGTTGAAAGCAATAGCGGGCCGCTCGTGCCTTCCTTGCAGTGCTCGCGCAGGTGCCGCTCGGCGCGCTCGTCAATGCCGGTCATCTTCCGCTCTTCCACGTTGCGCCCGCGCCAGGATGGGCCGAAGTCGCGCTGCGCGAGATCGGAATAAATCCGGTGAATCCGTTCGATCCGGCTGGCCCGCGGGTTCTTGTCGCGGGGTTGGCGCGCCTCGACGCCGAAGAAATCCATCGCACCGATCGCCCGGTCAATCAGCGCACCGCGCGATCTCACTGTCGTGCGGCGCAGAACCTTGCCGCGGAAGTGGCCGCCGCGGTCGCTGACAAGGAATTTCGGAAGGAAATAGCTGCGCAGGGTTTCTTCCAGCAGGTCGAGGACGGTGTCGGCGTTCAGGCGGTAGGCGAGCTTCCATCCCAGAATCTTCGTCGTGCGCTCGTCAATCACACTGACCACGTAGATTGACCAGAAGATTTCACGGTGCCGGGCCGGGTTGTAAAAGACCCCGTCGATCTCTTTCTCGTCGATGATCCAGGCGTCACCAGCCTGCTCGTGGTCGTAGAACTGGTCGATGTAGCCGCAGGCTTCTTTAATAGCTTCAGGTCCGCCCCGCAGCGGGTTGTCATCGCCGCCCAGACCGTACGGCTCGGGCGCGTTGATAAAGCGGAGCACCGTGGACTCGCTCGGTATCTCGTAGGCCCAGCGCGCCCCGCACCCGCGCTGCTTTTCTTCGAGGTACTGGCAGAGCGCCTTGTACGTCTGCCTTCGGCTCAGCTTTCTGTTGATCCAGCAGTCCAGGATGAATGCCTTCATGGACGCGTCGAGCGTCCTCGCTCCGCGCTCCGGCCCCGGCCGCTCGTCTGCCAAGGCGATGAAGGCTTCCTTGGGACCGGCGGATTTTAGTACTTCCTCAAATTCATGCCGCCACCTGCGTATGCTCCTGTAGCTCACTCCCGCCGCGCGCGCCATGGCCATGCTGTAATCCATCTTCCGCGCGAATCCCGTCTGGTCGAATGACACCGCCATAAAGTCGTGGTTCACGAGCGGCTGGATGATTTTGAACCGCTGCATTGCCACGCTGAACTGGCTCGGCGGAAGCTCCGCGCGCGCAGCGCACACCGCCTGGTCAAGCGGAGTCTCCGGAAAAAGCGCCTGGCTGGCCGGCGGCTTCTCCTCTTTGGCATGGTCTGCTTCGCTGGCGATCCGGCGAAGCATGGCCTCGCGATACCGCTGCTGCGCCTCGAATGTCATCGACCGCGGGTCGATCCTCAGAACCGGACAACCGGACTTGCGCTCCTCGTACCTCGCAACCAGCGCCGGCTGCGCGCCCATTCTGCACCGGCGCCGCACCTGCTTCGTGCTGATCCGCTCGTACTCCGCAACCTCTTCTACTGAAATCCAATCATTCATCCCTGTAATCGTCCCTTGTCTGGTCTTTTGTTTCCTCGCATGAACCGGCTAAACGTTCTAAACGTTCAAAACCTTCGCGGTGAAGAGAAAAGAGGTTAAGCTGTTGCTCGCTGATTTGGATTTTGCTGAGGAAATAGCGAGGGTTGATGCTCGGGTCCCAGTGCTCAAACAGTTCCATCGCGCGGTCCAGGATCAGCCGCGCCACCTGGCCGTCGCTCAGTCCGGTGGCCAGCCCTATGGCCCGGATTCGTCGCGCCGTCTTCTCGCTGACTTTTGCGGCGACTGTGGATAGTAGTTTCAGGTCTTCAGCCATCTCTGGGTCCATTTCGCCCCCACGCGGTGAGACGATTGATCCCGGCGGTCTCGTGCCCTCCCAAAGTTATTCCAGGAGCCAGAACACCAGCCGGCCCGCCAGGATCGACAGCCCGACTACCAGCAGGGCCAGCACTGCGGAATCCATCGAGCCCTGCGCTGATTGTCTGATCGAATCAAAAAGCATCTGTGCCATAAATCACCTCCATGCATCACTGCGATTTAGGTTTGCGAGACCGCTGCTCCTGCAAATCATCAAGCCAGGGGACAATCTGCGCGTAAGCAAGCCCGTAGACCGTCTCCCTGTGGATCGCCTCGGAATAGGAGATGATGGCATCGATCAGCCGATCGCTCGCGCTTGCGTGGCCGTTAAGGGCCGCGGACACGTAGGACTTCGAGCACCCCGCAATCCTCGCGATCCTCGCGGAAGCGCCAGGCGTGCTCAAGATGCGGCGGGAGATTCGCTCTGGAATCCTGCAGCCTGGGATGTTATCTTTCTTCCGTGTACTAGCGTTCACTGAACTCTGGTTTACCGTCATAATGCAGGAATATTGCATGAAAGAAACTTGCATGTCAAGACAAAAATTGAAGCCGGCCCCACTTTTTTCAGAGCCGTTGCGGCAGCTCCGAGAAATCCTCGGCAAGACACAGGCTGAGATGGCAGACACGATCGGCGTCTCGCTCCGCACCTATGCGTATTGGGAGGCAGGCGTGCACGCCCCACCCGCCACGAAGCTGGCGAGGATACAGGCTATTGCATCGGAGGAAGGAGCACGAAAGCTCGACCTCGCCGCGCTGATTCTGGACCATAAAAAAGCGGTTCTTGGGGCGGAAGGCACAAGGAGGACAGACGAGCATCCCAGCGCGAGCATTGCAATCTGCGAACAGGCGGGGGAAACAGTTGAGATTTCCACAGATTTTTTGTCGGCGGCGGTCCGCGGCCTCCGGCGGAAGCTGAATCTCTCACAAGAGGCCATGGCGGCGCGGATTGGCTGCACTTTCGCCGCCTATAGGCAGTGGGAATCAGGCCGGCGATCACCGTCTGGCGAATGGCTTATAAAAATCATGCGGCTCTGCCCTGACGCCGACTCGCTGGAAGCCTTCGGCCTGGAGCTTACGCACCTCAAGGAATCGAAAACTACGCAAGCCAGGAAGAACGAAACCTACTCGCTCGAACCGGAGGGTTTTATGAAAGAAGGCAATGACGAAGAACTGCGTGAGTGGTACAAGCAGGCCCAGGACGTCGTCAGGTTCCTGGGACAGCAGAAGCGCGCCGGCAATAAGGTCGCTGCGGAGATGCTCAGGTCGATTGCTCAGAGCGTGGTTCGAGCTGCCGGCCTGGCCACGGAACCCGGGATGTCGAAAGCTCGCAGAGCAAGGATTATTGAAGAGGAGATCAGGAGGCTTGAGAAGATCATCGAGTAGACGAAGGTCTTGGTACTAAAGTCTCATTGGTCGTACGTCTTCTCCCGTGTATATTTCACTCATCACCTTTAGGTAAACAGGGGGACGAAGTGCCTCTTAACGATGATGAGGAAACCGCTCTCTTGGGCTTGAAGATACTTAAGGAGCAGGCAGACTCCGGGTCACCAGTTGCAAGGGAATTTCTTAAGATAATCGCTGAGCGCGCTCGCCGGTATGGAAGCACGGCCGCCGCCTGCCAGGCACCCATGCGCGCCACGCTGCGGCGATATGATTGCCTTGTTTCCAGGAGGATCGAGTAAGCACTGGCCAGGGAGGCTAGAATGTTTTGCCCTAAGTGCGGACGACCTATCGACCCGACTGATGCATTCTGCCGCAGTTGCGGATCACGCTTGACCTCGCAGCCACCAGGGCCGGCCCCTGCGGCCGGCGCCGGCCTGGAGCCTCCTGGCGTATCGAACTTTGTCACTCGATTCTGGGATGGACCCGCTTGCGAGTCCGCGCCGACGTATAATAATAATGTTGCACCAGCCCGGCAGGACGACGGCATGGCCATCGCCGGGGCGGTAGTCTTCTTTGTAGGTTTCCTCACATCGCTCTGGATGCTTCCTGTCGGCCTCGTTATCGGTTCCGGAGGCTTGGCCCTGTGGATAATCGGGGCAGCTCGGAGAAACCATCCATCCCGCCGCGGCTGAGTCGACTTAAAAAAACCATGTCCAGGTGGATTTTGCATAAACGTCCAGGTGGATTTTTGCATAATCGCTCAATTTAGCGCGATGTCCATGTGACTTTTGTTTGCGTTGTCAGTAACTTCCAGACATTCACCAATTATGCATAAACGATGTCCAGGTGGATGTCCATGTGAAATGGCCACGAACCATGCCTAAGTTATTGATTCTTCGTTCACGCATTGCCGAGTTCGACTTATTTTCACCTGGACATCGTGCCACCAGTGGCCACGAATTATGACGGCACCTCAAACGGCCATCTCACATTTTCAACGACTTACAACCACCTCCAACCCCCACCAATGGCCACCAACCATGCACAGTCATAAGGTTGGTGCGAAAGGGGGGACTCGAACCCCCACCCCTTGCGGGACCAGATCCTAAGTCTGGCGCGTCTGCCAATTCCGCCACTTTCGCGCTGAATCATTATAATCGTACGAGTAAATC